GAATCCTTTGTTTGGTAAAACTCCTAAAGGTAAATTAGGCGAGTCTAAAAAGGAAGACATAGACCCATGTTCTACTCAAGAAGTTGCAGACATACTTAATAATTGTCAAGAACAACAACACAACTTATTTCATTTTGCTTTTTCTACTGGACTTAGAACAAGTGAATATATAGCTGTTACATGGAACGATATAGATTGGCCCAATCATAGAATCAAAGTTGATAAAGCATTAACTGCTGAAGACAAAGTAGCTGGCTACCCTAAAACAGCAGCAAGCAATAGGTGGGTTAAACTATCAGAAGATATTATAGAAACTTTAAAAGACCAAAAACAATTTACTTATCTTCAGGGCCAAGAAATATTTCATAATCCAAGAACTAATAAAGCATGGACAGGTGATAGGCCTATACGTAATCAATGGACTACAATTTTAAAAAGAGCTGGTGTTCGGTACAGATACCCTTATCAAACTAGACACACGTTTGCCACACTTGCTGCTACTGCTGGCGAACCTATAGGGTGGATTTCAAAACAAATGGGTCATGTTAGTGCTTCATTTACTTATAAAACGTATGCTGGCTGGATAGATGAAGACGCTCCTGAAGCTGGAAATAAATTTGCTAGTATATTAAAACAAAAAACTACTATAATATCGCCTTTGAAAAAGGTGAAAAATAGCAGTTAGGGCAACATTAGGGCAACATTCCTTCTACAGACCCTACTAATAAAGGAAGTGTCGGGGGTTCAAATCCCTCCACTCCGACCAACAAAACCCCTCTATTAAAGCATTCTTAAATTAGATGTTGCCTTAAAGTATGTCTGAATATGGCTACTTTTGTCTACTTAGGGCAACATTAGGGCAACTTTTTATTTTGTTTCTTTGCAAATAAAGATTGCAAAATTATTTTGTATAGTTTATAATAAAATCTGTTTAACAACAAAAGGAAGCAAAACGTGATGAAAATTTGGAATAACGAATTATTTAGAATTAGTGATTATGCTGATGGTCATGGCTGGTCTGACATTATGGATTATGTTAAAGAAAATGACGTAGTAATTAATGGTGTTGGTGAGCATTTTGTTTGTGACTATGCAACAAAAGCAAGTAGTAGAAAAGGCAGCGCTGGTTATGGTAAAGCTGTTCTTGATGAACAAGGCCCTGACAAAAATGATTATGTTAGCTTACACCCTCTTAAAAAAGATGGTACACCACACAAGGGTCGTATAGGTAACGCTTACATCTTCAGCCCACATGGTATTGGCTGGAAAAAATCAACTTAATTTAATAGGGGCTGGCAACAGCCCTTTTTTATTTACGCAACACTTCTTACCATCTTCAAAGACGCTGTATTTCTTCCTATCTCTCCGAAGTCTTTATGAAGCAACACACAACTTAAATCTTTCCCAGACCTATACCCTGCTCCTGAGTGCCAAGCATCACTGCCTGCTAAAGTCCTAAACGATTCCCACATACAACCTGAGAACTCCATAGTTTGTTTATTATGGATGTGACCAGTAAACCAATATCTAAAATCTGCTTCAGCCCATTCGTGAGGTTTATCTGTTGCCATAATTAAAGGTAATTTTTCAGGCTTAGCTGTGTCTCCATGTGTTGAGCCTATTAAATTTCTACCGAATTGAAAATACCAAAACTTAGCTGGGGATGTATCAACAGTAACTCTAGGTTCGTTTCTGAAATATTTTGACATTGCAACCGATAAGAAAATGGATGACATATCATCATGGTTGCCTATTATGTTCTTAACGGTGACATGCTTGTGTTTAGCTAAAGCACTTATAACTAACTCAATCATTAAATCAATACCCACATTAAGAACCTTGTACCATCTACCATCTACATCCAATGCGTTACCACTCCTTGCTGTTCTATTAGATGGAGAGTCAGAGTGGAAGAAGTCACCGAGTTGAAGTACCAGTGCTTCATCAGTAGCTGGACTTCTATCTACTAATGCCTTAGTTCCCTTTTGTAAATCACGAGTAGCAATCTTTAAATCAAAGTCATCGCCAGACTCATCTCTATGAGCAAGTAATCCTATATGTGGGTCTCCGTAAACATAGGTGGCTAATATATCGTCATCTGTTTGTTTAGGAGCTGTGATTGGACAGGCTTGAAAGTCTCCAAGTAACTCATTAAAGGCTTCTGCTATCTCTTCAGGGTTATGTCCTTTGCTTTGTGTCTTAACCCATTGTATTTTTACATTGCCATCTTCATCGTATAAGGTGGAAGTGCCTTTGACATTAAAACCTTCTGCTGTTTGATGCGTCATATCAGCTTCAGGGGCTATGCCTGACATTGATGCTTTACGTTTAAGCATCCTTAATGTACTAGATACATTAGATTGATTGATACCCAGTTGTGTTGCAACTGCTCTCATTGAACCTAACTTATGATAAAGTTCTACTTTAGTTTTCTGAGATTCAGAATTGCAAAATTCTAATAGATGGAGCATGTTACCTCCTAGAGCATATGCTGCTTCCAAAATACAAACCTACGACAGCCATAATTGCATGACTTAACCACTCAGGAGTAACGACCCCTTCAAGCTGGATGTACTCAGTAACTTCACGAGTAAAGTCAAGAAAAAGTAATTTAAAACCTTCAGTTGAAATAATAGGCACTTGAGTTGTTTGACCTAATAGTGGAGCAAGGATTAGAAACATAGCCATTGCCATAAACGAAACTACTAAAAATTTACGAGTCCAGTTAGCGTGTGGTGTAGACCATTCTCTTGCTGATGAACGTGCAAGCTCGTTCTCTCTGCCAGCCTCTAAAGCCATCTTCCATTGCTCTGCTTTGTCAGTATTTGACTGTGACCAGATTCTCATAAAAGCACCGCCTAACGTAGAACCCAGCATAGTGATTACTTCCATTGGGATTCCAAACATACTAACCTCCTGTTAATATAGTTACGATTATTTGACCGACAATAATTAATATCGCTGTTGTCATTTCTTATCTATCTCCAACACGAGGTCAATAATTTTTTCTAATTTAAGTTCTATAGAATCAAAATTCTTTTCGGTAGCCAGTTGTTGCGATTGAAGTACAGCGACATCCCTTTCAATATCTGTTACATACAACACCATTAAAATAATCATTGTGGCTGTGGTAGCAATATGTGAAAGTGATATTGTTTTGCTTAAATGCCATCGTTCAGTAGTCATACTTATCCCATTTTTAGATTGTCTTGTTTAACCCTTTCTTGCTTTTTAACTTTGTCTTTTTCTACTTCATTAGTCAAATATTGAACTTGAATCATAATTCCTCTAATCACTTTAATAATGTGATGTATGTCAGTATTAAGTAATGCTTGATTTTTAACTATAGAATCAAGTTCTGGACTGCTTTGCGTATCTTGTGTTTCTAGTATTGCCAAACGATTATTCATATTTAAGGCGTAACCAAAAGCAGACGCTTGAGCAACTGCTAATACAAAAATGATTGTAAAAAATGTTTTATTCAAAATAAGTTTCATACATATAACTAATCTCATCCTTTAATGTTTCACTATCTTTCTCTAGGGCTGTAATCCTAGCATCAAGTTTTGAGCGAGCTAGTTCGTGTGAAGCGTGTTTACTGGATGGAACAATTTGCATATCTGGTGTCACCAATAAATTCATAGATTGCTTTAATCTTACGATGTCGTTGTTAGCTGCAAATAACTGTGAACCTAAGAAAGCCACAAAAGCAAACATCAATCCAATTACTCCTTGCATAATCTTGTCAGACATTAGGCTTCTAGTGCAGTTATACGAGCTTCTAACTCTTGTATTGTTTTAACTAATAAAGGTACAAGTTTGCTTTGGTCTATGCCTTGATAGTCTGGATTTCCATCAACATCAACAGCATCTTTTTCACCACTTATTGCTTCGGGTACTACACTAGATACTTCGTGTGCTAAGAATCCATCAACAGTTGTAGTGTCATCTGCTATGAAATTAAACCTAGCTGGTTTTAGTTGCTTGAGTCTTGCTGTAGCATCCCAAGTGTAGTCTACATTTTCTTTTAATCGGTAGTCTGATGAAGTTTCGTAAAGAGTGCTTGAGCCAGAAGTTTTAATTCTTCCTATTTGACCATTGTCATTTAAAAAGAGAATCATACTTGCAGCACCAGTACCACTTGTATAGTGATGTACATATGGATTAGGACCGTTTTTAATAAATTCCCAACCAGCATTAGAAGTGCTTAAAGCAGTTGCTGGGTTTTCTGCTACTAATCGTATAGTGCCATTATTCTCAATAACCATCCAAGTTTCATCAGGTGGCATAGTTGAATCATCGCCACTAGACCTACCAAATTGAATTTTTCCTACATCTGCAGAAGATGTTCCTGTTCCAGAACAAAGATATAAATCACCACCAGAGTTACCTGAGCCTCTTCCAGCACCAGCACGAACTTGTAAATCACCGCCATTACCACTAGATGTTTCTCTATTCAAGCCAATAATCGCATCTGTATTTTCATCTAAAGATAAAATTGTTTGAGGTGATGCAGTACCAATACCCACTTGCTCTGAAGAATTAATTGTGATGGCAGTAGCATCAGCATTGTCATCAATATTAGCACCGCTTATAGCTGGTAAGTCACCTGTCAGCTTGGTCGCATCAATCGTAGTAGAAGTAAACGCACCAGCAGAACTGATACTCGCTTTCTCTACTCCGTTGGCTTGGAACTTTATATCCTTAGAAGAACCATCAGCGTTTAGTGTTAGATGTTCGTCACTTGATTTTATTGTACTCATCCTGCTATCTCCATAAGTGTTATTGTTGACTTGTAATCAGAACCACCGTTCCAGTTAACATATACAGTTCCACTACTTGTTTTCATTTGCATTTTGTATGTTGTAGAACTTGTAGTAGATGGAGAATCTAAAAAAACTTGACTTGAAGCGTTATAATGCATATCACCATCACCATCACCTTGAGCGTGTGTTCCATTTATTACAGTTGAGCCTCTTACTAAATTACAGTATGTGTGAAGAGAACTTCCAGAACCGTGGATAAATCCTACTTCTGACACTACACATAAGATTTTGCTTGTTGTTGCTGAAGGAGTTATAGATGCTGATAGACCAGTATCACTATAAGAAGAAGAAGTAGTGCTATATGTTGAAGCATTTTGTCCTTGGACAACCTGCAACACACTACCCGTAGGCATTACCAATTTAGAACCAGCAATAGCAGCACTACTATTTATGTCAGCATTGACAATCGTGTTGTCTTGTATTTTGTTGACTCCAGTTGAGCCACTAATCTCTGTTGGCATTTACTACTCCTATGGTTTAGGGTTTGCGTCTTTTACAGCTTTAATTGCCTTGTGCCACTCACCTGTTGCATCTAACTTACCAGCAGTCATATCGTGGTACAGTTGGTCTAACTGCTCCTTGATTTCTGCATAAGCTGTTGCCCTTGTTCTTTGGTATGCGTTACCATCATAGACAGCTTGAAGTCTTGTAACCTCTGCTTTAAGTGCGTCTGCTGTGGGTTCAGTTTGTTTACTGTCTAACCATTCTAATTCGTCACCCCTCAATACCCATTCAGCCTTTGGCTTTAAAGATTGAAGGGCATCGACTGTTGTCATCTCATTTGCCATTTCTTGCTCCTGTTAAAAT